TTATAAGCGGCGACCATGGCGGTGCTGGCGGCCGGGTCTTTTTTCAGAGCATCCAGCAGTGCAGTACCAGACAGTGGCTCACCATCGGCGCCGCCAACTTCAATACCCTCAACGGCTACCAGTACATGATCCAGCAACCGGCCCTCACGCTTTTCATCATGAGGCAGGGTTTTAAATGTGGCCGTAAACGTACCAGACTGTTCTGCACCTTGCTCGTCATAAACAACCACGGTAACCGGGTATTTATAGGTGCGTTCGGTATTCAGCTTAAACATGTAACACTCTCCGGGTAGTGCGTATTTAACGCGTATTTATTAATTAAAGGGCGACCATTAATTAATGGAAGATCATATAAAATTCGTCATCGTTGGTGCCGGTTGCTTCAAACGTCAGCTGCTGAGCATCCGAACCTGCACGCTCCTGGTCGGCAATAGCTGTTACCCGTGGCGCAGGAATGGCGATAGAAATACGCTCGCCGGCTACAGTGCCCAGCGTAGCGGTAATGCCGGCTTTGGCACCAATCTCCCAGCTGCGGAATGGGTTGTAATCTGCAAGGGCAACCGACTCAGGGTTAATAGTGCCCACCGGATTACGACCGGCAATGCGGTACGTGCGGCGACCATTAGGGCTGTTAATGTCAGGCACAGGCTGCACATCGGCTTGCACATTAAACGTCAGGCGCTCAATGGTGCCCTGGGCCGTTGGGTAGTTACCCAGCATAAGGCCTGCAGACTCTGCAATAGGCGGTTCGCGATCTGCGTAAACCGCCGAAGGAATGCTGACGTTTGCCGGAGTGTTATACAGCCCGTTAAATGAAAACTGCACCGTGCAGAATTCTCCGGCGACCCACTCAAACTGCATTGAGCCCTGCACACGGCTGGCAATACGGCGCTGGCCATCATAGTGCGCATGTACCACGGCAGTGCGGTGCAGGTCACGATCCGATTCAAAGCGATAAACCAGTGACGGTTCATAGGTGCCAGCCGTTGCCGTTAATGTACCTAATGTCAGCGCGTCGCCCGGTGCAGGAATCTGATCAACACCACGCACCCACACCACCGCATCAGATCCCTGACCGGCAATAAAATATACCGAGTAGCCAACATTATCGGCCGCAGTTGTATTGGTAATCATCGCGCCGATATCCAGCAACGATGGTGTGCCGGATAAGTTGGTAACATTAAGCATAATGCCCGGTTCCTGCACCATACCGCAGGCCAGCAACGCAGCATGCATTGGCGGATTATTAACCGCACCACCGGTAAGGCCACCACCGACCAGCTCCAGCGGGCAGTTAATGTTCCAGTTTTTGGCACCGATGGATGAACCAATATTACTCATACTGGGGCGCACAATATCGCGGCTTTTTGTCTCGCCTTCCGGCGCAATACTGAAACCCGTTTGCACCGGCAGCGCCATCATCGTGCCATCCAGATTACCGGCCGCATCTTCCAGACCGATTAACACCAGGCGGCGGCGTGTATTGTTTTGCATAATCTATCTCCTGATTAATCAGTTCTGCGGTGCGCGGTATTGCACCGATGTTGTATAGCGGTCCATCCACCAGATGGTGGCGTTATCCATTTTGATCAGCTCGCCCGGCGCCAACAAACAAGGCACCAGAGCATCATCCGGCGTCCAGCCAAATAACTGCTCCTGTACAATTTTTCGGGCACCTTCAAGCGATATCAGCCCTTTGTCACCGCGCGGATCATTAACACTGCGGATTGCAATAATCACCCCGATCGTAATCACCGACTTTTGCAGTGCCGGGCCAGCAGTACGCTGATCTCCCGCCGGCCGATCCGATAACATAACCGGCCAGACACTGATGCCAGCCTGTGGAGCGCGGGTGACAACCTGAGCCAGCGACAAGGCCGAACCAACCTGCTTAAAATCATCCGGCACCCGCAACTGCAGGCGAGCCTCAACCGACGACATTAAACTCATCAGATAAACCCACTGCTGTTACCACGACCCCAGCGGGTCGGCGCGCTGATCATTTCGGCCGTATCCGATCCCGCAGGTTCTGATGCCTGCGGAATGCCCAGAGTCGCGCGCCCGGCTGCGAGTGATTCCAGATACTTAATGGCGTAGTCACGACGCTGCCGCACAGTCTCATCCGGCACCATATCCAGCGAGTAACGCACCAGGTCACGACTGATCGACAACAGCTGCACCGGCGCAGCCAACAGGGGCAGGCTGTAACGAGCCCCTATATAGCTGTCGATCAGTGCAGCAGCATCATCGATCGCTTCATCCATGGCATTGCTGCGCCCGGCCTCAAGGTCGGCAACTTCCTGCTCGCCAAAGCGATCAACCATATCTGCACGGGTGCAATATCCCATGACTACTCAGCCCCGGCGCCGCGCAGGATTTCAGCAGCGTCGTCACCGGTAAAGGTCATTTCTTCCACAACCAGCATCGGGTCCGCTTTAATTGCAGCGATGTCATCATCACTCAGGGCGCACAACGCAACACCAGTAGCATCCTGTGTGAAGTGCAGCCCGGCACGACGACGACCACGAGGGGAAACCGACTTAATCCACAGGCCGTCAACAGGCCCTTCCAGTGGGCTGAGCGCGGTGGTCTCATCCTGTCCAGATTCATCACCGGCAGCCGTTACCGGCTGGGCAGGTTCGTTTGTGGTTTCTTTATCCTGCGCAGACTCTTCACCGCCAGCGGCATCCATTGCCGACTGACCAGGTTCGCTTGTGGTTTCTTTATCCTGCGCAGAATCGTCACTGGCAGCGGCAGCCGTTGCTGGCTGACCAGATTCATTCACAACTTCTTTATCCTGCACGGCATTAGCCGTTACCGTTGCTTCCTGCTTTGCAGCGGCCGCTTTTTTGGCGGCGGCCGTAGTTTGTTTTCCAGCCATAATGTTCTCCAGATTTAACCGGCGATTAAATTAACAACTACAAGGTCAGCCTGGCGGATTACTCCAGCCAGGGCACAACCATTACTTCCACTGCCTTGTAGTTAATGTTGCTGGCGCCAGCGGCATTATTTTCCGCTTCAATCACCGCCTTTGCGGCCGCACGGTTTGATGGGCCAACAACCAGCAGGTTAGGCATATTGCCCAGCGGACGACCCTTGTCAGACTTGAACGAAGACACCTTGGTATATGCCGCATTAAAGTTATCTGCATTCAGCACGGCCTTACTGCCAAACGCCTGCTGCCAGAAGGCAAATCCCCAGTTGCCGCGAGCATCAACCCCGTACAGGTATTCATCGCTCATGAATACACGGTCTGATGTGCCGGCATCTGTTTTAGCTTGCAGGCGATAATCTTTGCGGCGCTGGTAAATCAGCGGCTTCAGCGGGCGGCGCGTATCCAGCAGGAACCATGCAGGGCCAGAACCGGCTTGCATATTGCTGACCGAGGTCACGTTATCGCCTTCACCGACCGGGTGATCGGTGTCAAAAAAGTTCTGACCGTCGTAGCACGGGGTATCAAAACCCGCAGCCAATAACGCAAACACCATTTCATCTGGATGAGTAGCCGAGGCATAACCCATATCCTGAAACTTAGGTGTCAGGATGCCGTAGGTATCATCTTCGATACGCTCTGCCGGAATGCCTTCTGTGCCTTCGAATTTTTTATTCTTCAGCGAATAACCATGCGACTTCATGCGGTTGACCTGGCGATCACCAATCCACTCACGCAGACGGGAAAACTCACCCAGCCATTCATAGTCCTCGGTGGATGTTGTTGACGGCACCAGGGTTGCAATCTTCGGCCACAGCGCCGTGTACTGACCACGCCCCTGATTAAATGCCGTATTAACCGCGACGTATAATGCGCGCAGAGAATTTGGTGAAATATCCATAGCAATACCTTTTTAAATTCGGAATGTATTTAAACGGCCCGGCTACTTAAAAAAGTGAGTCAGGCAGCTGTTGTTACTGACCGGGCCTATACGCCCACCTGCACCCACACACCATCGGTGTCGACCTGCGTCACCTTGCCGGCTTTATTGCGCGCCCCGGTATTACTGTCAGACGAGACCTGAGCATCGGTGACGAAATAGCAATCCGAACCCACAGTGGCCACCGTAATGTCGCCGGCGTTGCCAAACTTATGTTCGCCAACAACCACTTCGGCACGTTGCTGACCAGCACTGCCATTGGTGTTATCAACATCCAGTGTTGACACCCCTGCCGAAATACCCGCACCGGCACCGGCCGTTACAACATTCAGATAACCGGCAACCAATACATAGGGCGTATTAGGGGTAACCGCTACGCCAGCGGCAATCGGGTAGGCGCGCTTGCGCCCATCGCGTTCTGCAATCGCACTCATACGCTCAGCTCCTGCTTAGATTTAAGGAATTCTTCTTTGCTCAGACCGGACGCCTTAAGTACCGCCATGTCTTCTGCTGTCAGCTCATTATCAGCAGGCGGTGGCGGTGGCGCGTTATGGGTCTGCGTCGATTTAAGCGCCGCAATAGGGGCTGCTTTATCCAGATATGCCTTCAGCGCCGCGATGTCTTTTTTGCCCAGCTCATTCGCCCAGGACTCCATTGACGGCAGCAGGCGGCCATCGGCTTTGGCGGTAGCGATCAGCGTGCTCAGTTCACCCGTTTGGGTTTCTGCTGACAGTGTTGCAAGGCGGGTTTGCAGATCGGTAACAACCTCAATCGGCACATAGCGCGTTGGGTCCGGGGTGGTAGTTGTTGCAGCGGGCGCAGCAGCCTTTAATGCAGCAACTTCAGTGGCAAGAGTGTCACTGGTAGCGGCTCGGTTAATTAATGCAGTAAGTGCGGCGGTGCAAACAGCCTGATCTGGCTCGGCACCGTCTTCTACCGTAATGCCAAGCATTTCCAGCATCGCTTTTAAAATAGGGTCCATAGTTGTCTCCTGATGGTGTAATCCGCCAGCCTTTAAACTGGCAAAAGGTTGCAGGCCATCCAGCCCTGGGTCGTTGGTTAAAGCGGCAGAGTGGATAAACAGAGGCTTGCCGGTAGCGGCGTCATAGGGAAATACAGCCGATAAAAACAGGTACTCTTTATCGTCAATGTATTGCTTGGCGCGGGGAGTCAGGTGCGGCTTAATCCACAGGCCGTCTTCGCGCCACTGCATATCACTGGCATACATACGACCTGCCGCTGGAGCGGGCTGGCCGTTTTTTTCCGCATTAAGGGTTTGATGCTCGTAATCAATAACCCGGCCGCTTTTAAATGTGGCGGTCAGCTCAATCAGATCGCGGGCGGTTTGCTCATCTAAAAACCACTGACCACCAGGAACATCCTGCGGGCGACCATCGGGTGCAGAAAAATGTCCGGCTGGTAATAACTGATACCAACCATCATGGGCGTCAGATAATTCAAAGCTGCAGGCGGCAATCGGAGTGCCCGCCGGAACCGATGACGGAACGGCAGCAGTAAGAACAGCGACAGTAATTTTTGAAAGCGGGTTCTGTGTTTTCATGCCCCCAGATTAAGAGGCATTGTCGGCGGGGTAATTTTGCTAGGGCAAAAATAAGCAGAGGTAAAACCTCTGCCTAGCGGGGGGAGGTTATTTTCTGGACAGGATGTTCATTATCTCACGGGTGTGATCAGCGGTATCGGTTAAGGCGCGACTGATTTGCGCCACCTGCACAATACCTATACCAGCAAGGGCCAGTGTTATTGCCGACCATAGCCCAGCCTTCCCCTGTACCGATAACACAACAATGCCAGCTAACACGACCATCCAACCCAATATGATCCCTAAGGTTGATACGATCTGACTGATACCGTAACGAGTGGTGAAAGGCCAGGTAGGTAAGTAATGTGGAGTGAAGCCTGCTGGCGTCGGCTCTGGTTCTGTTTCCTGATATGTACCTGTTTCCAGCGTCAGGCCAAAGTTCCGTCCCGACATTTCTATCGTTTGCAGCTCTCCGGCCCGGATAAATTCAAGCTGTATTTTATCATCGTCCTTTGCAGCGATGTCGGTTATGTCATAAATACGCTCCAGTTCAACGCCGTTGCCGCGCAGCAACACATCGTTTATGAGCAGCCCTGCCTGTTCTGCAATTGAGTCCGCCTTTATTTTTTGAATAAGTAATGCCATGTCTAACTCCCTTTTTGATTTAAGCAACACGCGGCCAGCATAGTAACCGGCAATCATTGGATTTATAAACGATTTAAGACGGTATTAAACCCTTTGTGCGGGCGATGACAGCCATTGCGGCTGCGCTCGTTCGTACAGGCCTGTTTATTCGGCGAGAAAATCGCGGATGATTTTTACAGCATCCTGCTGCTCTGATGCAG